CGGACATTGCAGGGTAACCCGTCTGGCATAGTCATGACGGCTGTGATCAACTCCCTGGTAAATTGTATTTACTATAGAGTGGCATGGCAGGAGTTGGGTTTGCCAATCCGGGATTTTACTCGGCTCGTGTGTTTGCGGACGTATGGTGATGATAGTATCGGAACCGTCTCACGAATTGCAGCCAAGACCTTTAATATGCTGTCCTTGAGCCGTGTTCTTGCGGAGCATGGTGTGGTGTACACCCCGCCATCAAAGGGATCTGTTAATATGGAGTTCTTGGAGGAACATGAACGCGTTTTCTTAAAACGGCGGTTCCGTAAAGACCGTGGGCGTATGTATGCACCCCTCGATATCAACACCATTCGAGAGATGATTCAGTGGGTGCGCGAATCAAATGATGATTTATATTCGATGCAACTCAATTTTGAGGCCGCTTGTCGTGAGTGGTATCATCATGGTGTTGAAGTTTATGAGGAACAAGTGAAGTATGTGCAAGATTTTGCACGGCTTCACCATATACGCCTCCCCGTACTAACCTACACAGATGCAGGTCAGTATTGGGGAAGCGGAGACAATTATAGTGTGATCTTTTCTCGTTCGAAAACTGCAAATCTGGACAAGGAATGCTGCTATGATGGTGATGAAGGAGGAGAAATCCTAGCAAGTGCGAGCGCCTTCTAAAATATAGGCTTTGCAGTCCTACCCCTGAGATTAGTCTATACCCGGGGTAGAAGTCATAGACTACCGACACTTCTCCAAGCGAATCTATTCCAAATGTTCAAGAAGGACAAGCTAATTCTGATTCATCTGCGGTTGTCACCCGCACTGAAATCCAATCATATACTGACGTGGCCGCAGTGACTAGTAATGCGGTCCAAGGCGTTGAATCTGTACCACCCATTCCAGCCGACCCCTATATGGAGGAGGATCTTCGAGGATTCTTGTCACGTGTGTTCATGCAGGAATTCACGTGGACATCTTCCTTGAGTGCTGGTACCTTAATTGCCTCCCTGCAGTTTCCTAACTGGGTCGTTGGTCGTGCTCCCATTTGGGCCAAACTTCGTAATTACCGATATTTACGTTGTGGTATTAAAATTGGAGTGCGTATTAACGGATCCCGTTTCCACTATGGGCAGCTTTTATGTTCGTGGCATCCAAATTTTCGTAATAACTCTCTGAGTTATCAGGCTTCCGTTAATAATGTCATCTCTCAATCTGGCAATCCATGTTTCATGATGTCAGCTTCTGAGAATGAGGTCCATGAAATGACTTTCCCTTTTGCTTTACCCTATCTGTGGATTAATCTCCATGATTTGGTTACGTATGACACGGCTCCTTACCTTTTTGCAAGTCCGTGGGAAATTGGGAGTTTTAATATTTATGTTTTGAACCCCCTGCGTAATGCAGGCACTCCAACCGACATCACTTTTAGTGTTTTTGCCTCTCTTGATAATCCACAGGTTGCAGGTTATTGTACCGATGCGTATGCTCCGCCAGCAGTTGTTGTTTTTACCCAGGAATCCTCGCCTGCAATTATCATGACTGCCCCAACCCCTCCCCTGTCCTTTAAGGCTCAGGGGCGGCGAGAGGCAAGAGTGAAATCGGAGAAGGGTATCATAGGGAAAATAGCTGAGGGCGTTGCTGGTATTGCAGGCTCTCTGGTGCCAATTCCTGAGATCGGTGAGGTTGCTGCTGGAGTTTCCGTTGGGGCGCGTGTGGTTGCTGGTATCGCTAACTATTTTGGATGGTCTCGTCCTAATACTCTGCAAGCCATTCAGCCAGTGCGCCTCACTTATACTAATATGGCTAATACCCATGGATTGATGGATGGACAGTGTCTATCCATCGATCCTGAGAACGGAGTTGCCACCGCGTGTGAGCTTATGGGAGCTCTACCCGAGGAAATGCAGTTGCTTAGGATGGCAAGTACTCCGGGTCTCGCGGAACTTGAAATACCATGGACGGCGG